AAGGAGGTGTTGGGGGTTGACCCTGACCCCTGGCAGATTGATTTCTTGAAGGCAATCGCCCGAGGGGACAGGAAGATCTCAGTCCGCAGCGGCCACGGTGTGGGAAAATCTACGGCGTCAAGCTGGGCCATGTTGTGGTACTTCATGACCCGCAGCCCGGTCAAGGTGGTGGTGACAGCGCCGACATCCAGCCAGCTTTATGACGCGATGTTTGCGGAACTGAAGCGGTGGATCAATGCGATGCCGCTGCCCCTCCAAGGTTTGCTGACTATGAAGCAAGAGAGGATTGAGTTCAACGCTGCGCCGACTGAGATGTTCATCTCGGCCAGGACCAGCCGGGCCGAGCAGCCTGAAGCCTTGCAGGGGATTCACTCAGAAAATGTGATGTTGGTGGCTGACGAGGCGTCTGGTGTGCCCGAGCAGGTGTTCGAGGCTGCGGCTGGATCGATGTCTGGCCACAACGCTGTGACGCTACTGCTGGGCAACCCGGTGAGGTCCAGCGGGTTTTTCTACGACACGCACACCCGGCTGGCGGGGGAGTGGACCACGTTTCAGGTGAGTTGTCTGGACTCGCCACGGGTCAGTGACGAGTACGTCAAGGAGATGCAGACCCGGTACGGGGAGGAGAGCAACGTCTACCGCATCAGGGTGGTGGGCGAATTCCCCAAGGGGGATGATGACACGGTGATCGCCATGGACCTGCTGGAGCAGGCGGTCAACCGGGATGTGGCCCCCAGCCAGCACGCACCGATGGTGTGGGGCTTGGATGTGGCCAGATTCGGCAGTGACCGAAGTGCCCTGTGCAAGCGCCAGGGCAACGCTGTGACCGAGGCCATCAGGACATGGAAGAATCTGGACCTGATGCAATTGACGGGTGCGGTGGTGGCCGAGTACAACGCCTTGGCGCCAAGCCAGCAGCCCAAAGAGATACTGGTGGACAGCATCGGCCTTGGGGCTGGGGTGGTGGATCGATTAAGAGAACTCGGCCTGCCAGCGCGGGGCATCAACGTGGCCGAAAGCCCGGCCATGGGCGGGACATACAGGAACCTGAAGGCCGAGCTTTGGTACAGAGCCAGAGCCTGGCTGGAGGCCAGAGACTGCAAGATGGCGCGGGATGATGTGCTGATTGCTGAACTGGCCACGGTGCGGTACAGCTTCACCAGCAACGGGAAGATCCAGATTGAAGGCAAAGACGAGATCAGGAAACGGGGTTTGCCCAGCCCTGACAAGGCCGATGCGTTTGTGCTGACGTTTGCAAGTGATGCCATTGCCGGGATGTACGGGTCAGCAGGCAGCAACAAGTGGGGCCAGCCGCTGCGCCGAAACCTGTCAAGAGTCGCATAATTGGGGGAACCAACTGGAGGTTTTTATGCCGATGAGCAAAGCAGCCAAGAAAATTGGCAAGGTGATGGGCGAGTACAAGGCTGGCAAGCTGCACAGCGGTGGCACTGGCAAGGTGGTGAAAAACCCCAAGCAGGCCATTGCCATTGCGATGAGTGAGGCCAAGATGCCCATGCGCGGCCAGCGCACAGCAACCAACCGGAGTAAAAAATAATGGCCACAATGCAGCGCACCATGGAACAAGTCATGGACAAGGAAGAAGGCGAGGACATGAGCGCAGGCGAGAACTGCCCCATGCCGACACTGGACATCACCCTGAACCTGAAGAACCGGGCCAAGGCCATCACCAGCGCGGCTTATGGTCCTGAGAATCCCAAGCTGCCCAACAGTGCGTTTTGGGCCAAGAAGGCCGACACCTGGGATGTGTCTACTGATGACGCCAAGCAGAGCCTGTGCGGCAACTGCGCAGCATTCAACGTGTCGGACACGCTGAAGAAGTGCATTGCCGAGGGCATCGGCATGGAGGCCGACCCTTGGGGCACGATCAAGCTGGCCGACTTGGGCTACTGCGAGATTTTTGATTTCAAGTGCGCGGCCAGCCGGACCTGTGACGCATGGGTTGTGGGTGGCCCCAACACGGGTGAGCAAGAGGGCGAAGACATGGAAGAAGGCGAATACGAAGAAGGGGATGAATCATGAAAGGCTTATATGCAAACATTCATTCAAAGCGCGAAAGAATCGCTGCTGGCTCTAAAGAGAAAATGCGCAAGCCTGGGGCAAAGGGTGCGCCAAGTGCTGCTGACTTTAAGGCAGCGGCTAAAACGGCAAAGCCTGCCAAGTCCAAAAAATGAAGACCCCGGCTTGGCAGCGTAAGGAGGGCAAAAGCCCATCGGGTGGCCTGAATGCCAAGGGTAGGGCCAGCGCCAAGGCCGAGGGCATGAACCTAAAAGCGCCTGTCAAGGCGGGTGACAACCCAAGGCGTGCCAGCTTCTTGGCACGCATGGGTAATATGCCGGGTCCAGAGATGAAGGGCGGGGAGCCAACCCGGCTGCTGCTGTCCCTAAACGCCTGGGGCGCATCCAGCAAGGCAGATGCCAAGGCCAAGGCGTCTGCTATCTCAGCCAGAAACAAGGCAAAAAAATGATCCCGATTTGCATTGCGACTGTTCACGGTAAGGGTCTGGCCGTGCTGCTGGAGAGCATCCGGCAGTACGCACCAGAACATCCTGTCTACCTGCATGGGCCTGAGTCGGTCATTGAAAAGTTTGACGCAACCCTCAAGATTTTTGGCCAACCCAGCAATTTTGGCGATGACTACAACTATGTCATCAACAGGGCGCTGCAAGACTATGACCAGTGCCTGGTGGCCAACGATGACATTGTGCTGACCCCTACCAGCATCAAGGTGCTGATGGAGGATGTGCAGATCATCAACACCATGCCCAGCGTCAAGGCCGGGTGGGTGGCATCCCGAAGTGATGCGGCGCGGCCATGCCAAAACGTGCGGATTACCGAGCAGCCCGAGCGCCTGCACTTCTACAAATTCCCATCCGAGTCTCACATCAAGATGGTCGAGGAAATCAGCCCCATCTTTGCATGGATTAGCAAAGAGGCGTTTGGCTGGGGATTCCCCCCGCTGAACTGGTACTCAGATGATGTCCACTGCCGCGACCTGATCAATAAGGGTTACAGCCACTTTGTCAGTGCCAGCTATGTCCACCACATCGGCAGTCAGACTATCGGCTTTGACGCCAAGAAACTGCATGACCAGGCGCTGCCATGGTTGCAGACCCACAGACCGGAATATGCCAAGGCTTGGTTTGACGTTTGAAGATTAAAATTGACGCAGTACGGTTTACCTAAAGGCACGGCCATGAACGAGCAAGACATCACCAACACCATCAACACTGATGTGGCCGCAGTCACCCCCATGGATGATGCAGAGTTGCAAAGCATCATCACGCAAGACCTGACCGATGCGGTCAGCTACATCGACAGCGACCTGTCACCGACACGCGCCAAGGGGACCGAGTATTACCGGGGCGACCTGTTTGGCAACGAGGTCGAGGGCAACAGCAAAGTGGTGGCCATGGAGGTGCGGGATACGGTGAGCGCCATGCTGCCCAGCCTGATGCGTGTTTTCTTCAGCACCGAGAATGTGGTCGAGTTTGTACCCCGAGGGCCAGAAGATGTGCAGTCTGCGCAGCAGGCCACCGACTATGCGAACTACATTTTCCAAAACGACAACAACGGGTTTTTGACCAGTTACGCCATCTTCAAAGATGCCTTGGTGCGCAAATGCGGCATCGCCAAGTTCTGGTGGGAGGATGACGAGAAGGTCAGCATTGACGAGTACACAGGGCTGGATGACCAGACCCTTGAGATGCTGATGCAAGAGCCTGACGCAGAGGTCAAGATTGTGGTGTCCTACCCTGACCCCAACGTGGACGAGATGCAGATGACCACGGTGGACCCGATGACGGGCGCACCTGTGACCATGCCTGCGCCGATGATCCATGATGTGCAGATCAAGCGCATCACCAAGGATGGCCGGATTCGCATCATGGCCGTGCCGCCTGAAGAATTGCTGCTGGACAGACGCGCACGGTCCTTTGACGATGCCACCATCATTGCGCATCGGCAGATGGCCACCATGGCCGACCTGATCGCCATGGGTTATGACCAAGAGGAGATCGAAGAAAACATTTCCAGCACCGACCTTGACAGCAATGACGAGTATCTGGCACGCCAGCCGCTGTCCACCACATTCGGCACCAATGACGCAGCCAACCCCATGATGCGCCGGGTTCTGTATGTCGAGGCGTATTCGCGTGTGGACTATGACGGTGATGGCATTGCCGAGTTGCGCAAGGTCTGCTGCATGGGCAGCGGCTACCAAGTGGTGCGCAACCTGCCAGCGTCTTACATCCCCTTTGCAGACTTCCCCTGCGACCCCGAGCCACACACCAGCCCACTTGAGGCAATGAGCATTTTTGACATCACCCGCGACCTGCAAGAGATCAAGTCGGAGATTCTCAGAAACACGCTGGACAGCTTGGCCCAAAGCATCCACCCCCGCACTGCGGTGGTCGAGGGCCAGGTCAACATCGATGATGTGCTGAACAACGAGACAGGTGCCATCATTCGGATGCGTGCCCCCGGCATGGTCCAGCCACTGACAACGCCATTTGTCGGCCAGGCTGCATTCCCGATGATGGAGTACATGGACCAGATCAAGGAAGATCGCACGGGCATGAGCAAGGCGGCCATGGGCCTGAATGCTGATGCCTTGCAGTCCAGCACCAAGGCGGCAGTCAATGCCACCATCAGCGCCAGCCAAGGCCGCATCGAACTGACAGCACGCATCTTGGCCGAGGGCATGAAGAAGCTGTTCAAGGGCATCCTGTTCTTGGTGACAACGCACCAGGACAAAGAGCGCATGGTACGCCTGCGCAACGAGTGGGTGGCCATTGACCCACGGCACTGGAATGCAGGCATGGACGCCAGCATCAACATTGGGCTTGGCAACGGCGACACGAATGAGCGCCTGCAAGCCTTGATGATGATCATGGCCAAGCAAGAGCAAATCTTGCAGCAGCTTGGCCCACAGAATCCGCTGGTGACCCCGCAGCAGTTCAGCAACACGCTGCGCAAGATTGTGGAGTTGTCGGGGTTCAAGGATGCGTCCAGCTTCTTCCAAGACATCCCTGCCGACTATGTGCCGCCAGCACCACCAGCCCCCAAGCCAAGCCCTGAAGAAATCTTGGCGCAGGTGCAGGCTGAGAGCATCAAGGCCGACATCCAGAAAAAGGCAGCAGATTTGGAGCTTCAGCGCCAGCAAATGATCATGGATGACGATTTGAAGCGTGACCAGATGGCCCAAGACCTGTACCTCAAAAAGTATGAAATTGAGTTAAAGTACAACTCACAGATCAGCACAGCGGAAATTAACGCTGCGCAAAACATTGATCGTGAAGCGATACGCCAGCAGGCGCTCTTGGCCCAGCAGCAAGCAGAACAGTTTGTTCAACAGCCGCAGCCAACAGCACCGATGGCGTCACCCATCACCCTTAACGGAATGGCACAGTGACCAACGACGACCAGATTAGGAAGGGCCGAAAGGCCCAGCAGGTTCTAGAGGATGAAACCCTGAATGCTGCGATTGCGAAACTTGAAGGCGATCAGCTTTGGCTGTTTCGATCCTCTAAGCCTGAAGAAACGGCCAAGCGTGAAACCGCTTGGTGCATGTTGCAGGCGATCGACGGATTGCGGCAGGAGTTGATCAAGATCATGGACAACGGCAAGATTGCACAGAAATCTGCCGAGCGCACGCAAAAACTAATTTGAGGTAAATGATGTCAGAATCTCAAGCAATGAATGTGGCCGATGCGGCCACTGCTATCTCGGCAATGTTAGCCCCCGAACAGGGACAAGCGGAAGTTGACGAGACGCAGCCAGTCGAGGAGTCCCAAGAGGACACCGAGACAGCGGCCTCTGAGGAAGAAACCTCTGGTGTGGAAGACGCGCCAGAGGAGGAATCCGCAGAGGAACAGTCCGAGGAAAGCGAGGAATCGGAGGAGCAAGAACAGGCGCAGACTTTCACCGTCAAGGTTGATGGCAAGGAAGTCGCTGTGACCCTGGAGGAACTCCAAAACGGTTACTCACGGACCCAGGACTACACCCGAAAAACGCAGCAGATTGCCGAGGTGCGAAAGCAAGTCGAGCAAGAAACGCAGGCAGTTCGGGCCGAGCGTCAACAGTACGCTCAATTGTTGGGTGCATTGCAAGCACAACTTCAAGCTATTGAGCCGCAAGTCGATCTGGACCGTCTTTATCATGAAGACCCAATTGAGTGGGTGCGGCAAAAAGAGGTCATGCGCGAGAGACAAGAGAAAGCCCTTGCCATTCAGGCTGAACAGCAGCGGCTGGCTCAACTCTCTCAGTATGAACAGCAGCGTGCAATGGAGGAGCAGCTTTCCAGCCAGAAAGATGCGCTCTTGGCAGCTTTGCCTGAGTGGAGAGATCCAAAGAAGGCAAAGGCCGAAAAGGCGCTGGTGGTTGAATCTGCGAAGGCGGCAGGTTTCTCTGAGGAAGACTTGAAAAGCGTTTATGACCACCGTCTGGTGTTGCTCCTGCGTAAGGCAGGGCTGTACGACCAGATGATGAGCAAGCGCCAAGGCATCAAGCCTGTTGTGAACAATGGCCCACGACCTGCCAAGCCTGGTGCAGCGGGACGGGTTTCGACAACTACTGAGAGTACGAGGGCAAAGCAGCGTCTTGCAAAAACTGGCCGTGTCGATGATGCGGCTTCTGCAATTGAACTTTTACTGAGGTAATCCAAATGACTATCGTAGCAAACACGTTTACGACCTACTCTGCAAAGGGTATTCGTGAAGACCTGTCCAATGTGATCACAAACATTGCACCCGAAGAAACGCCTTTCATGTCCAACATTGGCCGTGAGAGCGTGTCTAACACTCTGTTTGAATTCCAAACAGATACGCTTGCAGCCGCTGCTGCCAATGCCCAGCTTGAAGGTGATGATGTTGGCACTTTTGATTCTGTCGTTGCCACTGTGCGCGTGCAGAACTATTGCCAGATCAGCCGCAAGACTATCGTCTTGTCAGCCACTGAAGAAGTGGTCAACAAGGCAGGCCGCCGAAGTGAACTGGCTTACCAGATCGCAAAGCGTGGCTCTGAGTTGAAGCGTGACCAAGAGTTCATCATGCTGTCCAACACTGGTGCAGTTGCTGGTGATTCGACCACAGCGCGGAAAACAGCTTCTTTGACGGCCTTCTTGAAGACCAACATTGACTTTGACACCACCAACGGTGTAAGCCCAACCTACACCACCCTGCCATCCACTGCCCGTACAGATGGCACCGTGCGCACCTTCACTGAAACCATTCTCAAGAATGTGATTCAGAAAGTGTGGACTGCTGGTGGAACACCAAAAATCCTGATGGTTGGCCCTGTCAACAAGCAGCGCGTTTCTGGTTTCACTGGCATTGCATCTTCACGTTTCAACATTGATGGCGGTGCAAAACCTGCTACTTTAGTTGGCGCTGTAGATATTTATGTCTCAGATTTTGGGAACGTAAGTGTTATTGCGAACAGATTCCAACGAGAGCGTGATGCGTTTGTGCTTGATCCTGATTACGCCAAGATGACCGTGCTGCGTCCTTACCAGCAGATCGAATTGGCTAAAACAGGCGATGCTGACAAGCGCATGTTGTTGGTCGAGTTTGGCTTGAAGGTGTTGGCAGAAAATGCTCACGGCTTGGCCGCTGACCTTGTAACTTCTTGATTTGAAACCAACGGAAAAGGCCAGGGAAACCTGGCCTTTTTTTTAAGATGATTCACAAAAGACTATTTAACGAAAACAAAGATCAAGGAATCAAACGCTACTGGCATGAGAACGCTGAAACTGGCGATGTGACGATTGAGACAGAGCAAGATGTGACAGCGGTGGTCGAGGCCAACAAAGCCATCTACAATGCAGTTGACGAGAAAGCCAATTGGACGGGTGAATGGCACTTGGTCGCAAGCATTCCTGAAGCCTTGTATTACAAGATGAAGGCCGAGGGCAAGATTGATGATCAGGAGTACATGAAACGCTGGTTGAACGACTCCGACAATCAATTTTTTAGAACACGACCTGGGAAAGTATGAGCAACTACATTGCAGTCTGCACACCAGCACGGGACATGGTTCACACCATGTACAGCTACGACCTGGTGAACATGGTGGCGTATCACACATTGAACACCAATGACGCTGTGAGCCTCAAGATCAGCCAAGGCACCCTTATCGCCAACCAAAGGGCCGAGTTGTCGCTGGACGCGATGCAAGAGGGTTGCAGCCACATCCTGTTCATTGACTCTGACATGAGGTTTCCGCAAGACATGATTGAGCGACTGCTCAAGCATGACCTCGACATTGTGGCGACCAACTGCGCACGGCGTAGAATGCCCACTGGCCCAACGGCGCAACTCTACAAAGAGAATGGCGAGAGGGAACTGGTCTGGACAATGCCAGAGTCCACAGGGCTGCAAGAGGTGGGGTCTGTGGGGATGGGCGTGATGCTGATCAAGGCCAATGTATTTGCGGCACTGGCCGAGCCTTGGTTCGAGACACCATGGCGCATGGACAAAAGAGGCTACATTGGTGAGGATGTTTTTTTCTGCCAAAAAGCAGCCGCTGCTGGCTTTAAAATCTGGATAGACCACGATGTCTCCAAAGAGATCGGACACATCGGGACTTTTGAATTCAAGCATGACCACACCTGGGTGATGAAAGAAATAAAGGCAGTCTGATGGCACTGACAACCTACACAGAATTAAAGGCATCGATTGCAGACTGGCTAAATCGTACAGATTTGACCACCACAATCCCTGACTTCATCAGCTTGGCCGAAGCGCAGATTGAACGCACGCTGCGCACCCGGCAGATGATCGTGCGTGCGAATGCGTCTTTTGATTCTGAATATGGCGCTGTGCCTGCTGACTTTTTGGAAACCAAGTCGCTGAAGCTGACCAGCACCAACCCCCTGACCCCTTTGTCGTTTTTGTCGATTGATGACATGGACGCTGCACGGTCACACTACACGGCCAGCGGTCGGCCCAGGTTCTTCAGCGTGGTCGGTGGTCAATTCCGCATCAGCCCAACACCCGATGCCGCCTACACAGCCGAGTTGATCTATTTTGCAAAGTTGACGAAGTTATCAAGCACTGTGGCCAGCAATTGGCTTTTGACCTCCAGCCCTGACATTTATCTGTACGGTGCGCTGCTTCAAGCTGCGCCTTACCTGCAAGATGATGCGAGAATTCAGACATGGGCAACGCTGTACGAGCGTGCCTTGAATGATTTGCGTACAGCCGATGATCGGGGTGCGTCATCTGGGGGCACACTGTTGACCCGAGCAAAAACTTTTGGATAAGGAACTGAGCCATGTCATCTTTTACCGACTACACCGAAAATTTGGTTCTCAACTTTTTGTTGACCACCAACACGGCCACCCGTCCGACAGCTTGGTATGTGGGCCTGTTCACGGCTGCACCCTCTGACACGGGTGGTGGCACTGAGGTGTCCGGCAACGGCTACGCCCGAGTGGCTACTGGCACGATCAGCGTGTCGGGCACCAGCCCCACCACGGCCACCAACGCAGCGGCGATTGAGTTTGCTGCTGCATCGGGAGGCAATTGGGGGTCCATCGGCTGGGCTGCGATTTTTGACGCATCGACCAGCGGCAACATGTTGGCCTGGGCGGCTTTGAGTACAGCACGCACCATCAACGATGGCGATGTGCTGCGCATCCCGGCTGGCGACCTTGACGTTACCCTGACATGACATGGCTGCATATGGTCTTGGCCCTTACGGTGAAGGCAAATATTCCTACGGCGTAAGCCTTGGGGCCGTGACATTCTCGGCCACCAGTTCTCTGGTGGTTGATACAAAACGCACCACCTTTGGTGCGTTTTCTGTTTCTGCAAACAGCACAGCGGCTGTGTCTGCCAACTTGGTTGAGGATGCTGCTATTGCGGTGGCATCCTCTAGTGGGGCGTCTGTCGCTGCGGTAAGAACAACATCCCCTTCAATTACGGTTTCAGCCACCAGCAGCATGGCCACCAATGCGGTGCGGTATGCCATAGGTGCAGCAGAGGCTGCATCGGCCTCCAGCGCCAGCATAGCGGCCCTGCGCGTGGCCATTGCCAGCGCCACAGCCCAAGACGCCAGCACCATGGCCATCAATGCTGTGCGCGTGCCATTGATTCAAATACTGATTGAAGATTTTGGCGTGCTGACTGTGGGCACCACCATCATCGGCTCTAGCGGTGCAACAATGGAGAGTCAGTCAGCCATGGTGGTGGAGGCCATTCGCAGACAGTCATTTGCGCTGGTACTAGCAGCGCAGTCCTCCATGGTTGTGAATGCTCGCCTAAAATGGGAAGCAGAGTCCGACACACCAGAAACATGGTCGGCCATCGGGGACACCAGCGAAACCTGGACACCTGTTACGGGTAATAATTAATCTTGGCAAATTGCCGCATGAGGTGAAAAATGGCTGATACAACCACGACCAACCTATTACTGACCAAGCCCGAGGTGGGCGCGTCCACAGACACATGGGGCACCAAGATCAACACCGATCTGGACACCATTGACGGATTGTTTGATGCGGGTCCATTGCTCAAAGTCACCAAGGGCGGTACGGGTGTTGGCACCAGCACAGGTACTGGCAGCAACGTGCTGTCTAACTCACCGACACTGGTGACCCCTGCATTGGGCACGCCTTCAAGCGCCACATTAACAAATGCCACTGGACTACCAATTTCCACTGGTGTGTCTGGATTGGGAACCAGTGTTGCCACCTTTTTGGCGACACCATCTTCTGCCAACTTAGCCGCAGCTTTGACAGACGAAACAGGAAGTGGTGCTATTGTCTTTGCAACCAGCCCAACCTTGGTGACTCCAGTGCTTGGCACACCCACCTCTGGAACTTTGAGCAACTGTACGGTGGATGGCACAAACTCTGTCGGTTTTCTGAACATCCCTCAGAACAGCAAGAGCGCAGCTTACACACTGGTCCTTGCTGATTCGGGTAAGCACATCTTCCACCCGTCTGCGGATACCACGGCAAGGACTTTCACAATCCCCGCTAACAGTTCTGTTGCCTATCCCATTGGCACGGCCATCACCTTTGTCAACCAAAATGGCGCTGGTGTGGTGACGATTGCCATTACAACGGACACGATGCGGTTATCGCCAGCAGGCACAACAGGGTCACGCACTTTAGCGGCCAACGGATCAGCAACCTGCATTAAGGTCACATCGACTGAGTGGCTCATTTCTGGGAGTGGTTTGACATGAGTGGCGCACTTCAAGCTGTTTTTCAGAACCAGCGTTCGTTCGTGCCGCCAACGTATGACGTTGAATACCTTGTCGTTGCTGGCGGCGGCAGTGGCGGTAGTCAAACACCGTATGACCCCGGCTCTGGTGGCGGCGGTGCGGGAGGATACCTAGCCACTTCTGCGACCGCTGTAACTCCGGGTACGGGGTATGCGGCAACTGTTGGCAGCGGAGGCGCGGCAACGGCAAGTGGAAATAATTCTGTATTTTTGTCCGCCACTTCAATTGGAGGTGGTAGAGGGGGGCAGGCAAACGGATATGCTCCAAGCGTTGGTGGCTCTGGCGGAGGAGGTCGAAACTTTCACGTTGGTCCGCCCGGGCAAGGGGCAAACGGAACTGCGGGGCAGGGAAATAAAGGCGGCACAACGTGGGAAGCAACGGGTTGTTGTGTTAACGATGGTGCCGGTGGCGGAGGCGGTGGCGCAGGCCAAGTTGGTGGTAATGCGATCTACTTCAGCGTTGGTGGCAACGGTGGAAACGGCTCTGCTTGGCTGAACGGTACAACATATGCCGGGGGTGGCGGCGGAAGTGGCTCAATTTATAATGCAGGCGGCTCTGGTGGGTCGGGCGGCGGTGGCGCAGGCAAATATGTAAACGGAGGAACCGCTGTTCCCGGAGCGGCCAATTCAGGTGGCGGCGGTGGCGGCGGTGCCAGCGCAGCCGGTGGCTCTGGAATTGTCATCCTTCGTTATGCTGGCGCACAGCGAGGAACGGGCGGCACAGTCACATCGGCTGGCGGTTACACGTACCACACTTTTACTTCATCTGGGACATTTACAGCATGAGCCAATTTGCCCAAATCGACGAGAACAACATTGTCCAGCGCGTGCTGGTCATCGACCAAGCGGAAATTGATACCGGCAATTGGGGTGACCCTGCCAGTTTCTTCCAAACCAGCTACAACACACGGGGTGGTATTTACTACATCCCGAACACTGACACGCCTGATCCAGATCAGTCCAAAGCCTTTCGCAAAAACTTTGCCGGGATTGGCTACATTTGGCTACCCAATGGCCCAGAGGGAGAGGGTTTTGCTCCGCCTCAACCGTATCCGTCTTGGGTTTTGAACAGCTTTTCATATTTTTGGGAAGCTCCGGTCCCAATGCCTGTGCCAAATAATCCGCCATACTATGTTTGGGATGAAGCCACTCTTTCGTGGGTTGTGATTCCTGAATCAGACGTCACTGCACCCGGAGCGGCTCCAAATGTTATCGGTTAAGCCTTTGGAAAATCTTGGCTCTCTTCAAGGGGCAATGTATGACTTTGAAAAGGCGGGGGACTTGCTGCCAAAGCATAACCACGCTGAAAGCAACGCACACATCACCATCGTGGCGCGGGGCAAGATCAAAGCGTATTCCCATGATTGGGAGCTGGAGGCTGTAGCAGGGCAAATCCTCAACTTCCGGCCCGGTGAGCCACATGAGTTTATGGCGCTGGAAGACAACACTCGCATCTTCAACATCATCAAGAATCCCGACTTGAGTGCGCCGGTCGGGTCAATGGACTACCAACAGGAGCAACCATGAAACTACTTGCCATCGCCGTCTGCGCCCTGTTTCTGACGGGCTGCGCCACTGCCGAGTACCAAGCCTACGCTGACGCCCACAAAGCTCAAGCAGCGGCCCAAGCGGCACGTTACCAAGCCCTTGCTGACATCGCCAAGCAAGGCGACACCACAGCCAAGGTTGCTGCCGTCATGTCCCTGCAAATGGGAAGCCCACAGCAGTCTGCACAGATCAATGCCCCCAAGTCTTGGGCTGACTATGCCTTGCAATGGACAGGTTTGCTGCTGCCTACATTTGGTCAGGTGTACACCATCAACAAGCAAACCACCTTGGGGCTGCGTCAGTCTGACAATGCCACAGCTTTGGGTGTCAGCACCAACTCTGCCTTTGTCGGCATCGCAAGCCAGATTCAAGCGCCAGCAGCCAATGTCACTTTGAGTGGCACAGGCGTGATCGGTGCAGGCTCTTACACAATTGGAGCAAACAGTGGTCAAAACTCTGGCAACAGTGGTCGCTTGGCTGGTGGTGCTATTACTGACAATACGGCTGTACCAACTGTGGTGACTAGCACCAACACAACGACCAACACGATCACCCCAGCAGTACCATGACAACGATTGACAAAACAGATGCGAGACTGTCAACGCACGAAGAAATCTGTGCGCTGCGCTATGACCAGATCAATGCCAGGCTCAAGCGCATTGAAGCAATCATGCTCAAGACTGCTGGCGTCATGATCCTGTCAATGGCTGGCACTATATTCAGTGCCATGTGGATACTCAAATGAGAGATTGGGCTGTTGCATTCATTGCGGCAGCCCTACTTGTTGGGGTTATGGTCTGGTCCACAAGCATAATCGTGCCATTCGTATGGGGGCTGTAAATGCTTGCAGAAATCGCGGCTGCAAACGCAGCCATTGCAGTGATCAAGGCCGCACTAAAAAACGGCAAGGAACTGTCTGACCTTGGCTCCAAGGTATTTGACTACTTTGACAACAAAGCAAAAATCCAAGAGGCAGTCACCAAAAAAGGCAACAGGTCCGACATTGAAGAATTCTTTGCGCTCGAGAAACTAAACGCGCAAGAAGTTGAACTGCGTGAGCGCATGATTTATGCAGGCAGGCCCGGCATGTGGGGCGACTGGCAGAAGTTCCAAGCAGCAGCAGCCCGTAGACGCAGGGAAGAAAAAGATTCTGCGGCCAAAGCCATCAGGCAGCGCAAGGCCAAGATGGAGCAATTGACCGAGTACATCGCCATCGGTATTGCCAGCATCATCTTGGCTGCATTATTAGTTTACGGAATCATCATTTACATGATGCACATCCGAAGATGAGCGAGAAACCTGAATCAGTTTTGGACAAGGTGCTGGCCTATGTGGACAGTCCCTTCAAACTGTTCGCGGCCATCCTGATGGGGGTCATTGCATTTGCCGGGTACTTCATGTGGCAAAACCAAGAGTTCATGCGGGATGCCTATAAAGAGTCCAAGAAGCTGCCCGAGATCAACACGGCCAGGGCAGATGACGCCAGTTCAATGCTGCTCAAGAAAACAGGGGCAACGGTGGTGGCGGTGTTCAAGGTGAACCCGCTGTTCAACAGCAGGGTGCTGTACAAGGCTTACACAAAAGATGGCAGGGACAAGACGATTGAGGACATCGATGTGGGGCTGTTCAGCCAGAACACGGCCAACAATAGCGATGTGGTCAAGCTGATGACCAACGAAATCCCTTGCGGTGAGTACAGATATGCGCAGTCAGAGGTGGGGCTGTGGTACTTGGAAAAAGGCGTGACCTATACCTGCCGCATCAGTGTCCCACCGGACTCACATCGTTTTGTGGGCCAGATCACGGTGGGGTGGGCAGAGCAGCCCAAGGACATTGAGCAAGTAAAATTCATGCTGGAAATTGCCAGCGCAATGCTAACCAAAAGGGGTAATTGATATGGATTGGCTCAAACAAATCGCGCCCACAATTGCCACGGCGATGGGCGGCCCACTGGCTGGCATGGCCGTGTCAGCCATCTCAAAGGCCATCGGTGTGGACCCCGACAAAGTGGGCGACATGATCAGCAACAACAAGCTGACAGCAGAGCAGATCGCCCAGGTCAAGATCGCTGAGATCGAACTGCAAAAGCAGGCGCAAGAGCTTGGCCTCAACTTTGAGAAGCTGGAAGTTGAAGACCGAAAGTCAGCCCGAGAGATGCAGGCCACCACCCGAAGCATGATGCCCCCCATCTTGGCTGGCTCTGTCACTGTCGGGTTTTTTGGCATCATGGGCATGATGTTTCATGGCGCGGTGGACAGCAGCAACCCTGCCATCTTGATGATGCTGGGCAGCCTTGGCACGGCATGGACGGGCATCATCTCTTACTATTTCGGCTCCTCTGCTGGCTCACAGGCCAAGACCGATTTGCTTTCTAAAAAGGTGTGATGACATGAAAGACAACTTTGATGAAGCCCTAAAGGCCGTGCTGCACCATGAAGGCGGCTTTGTGAACCATAAAGACGACCCAGGTGGCATGACCAACCTGGGCGTGACCAAGAAGGTCTGGGAGGAATGGATCGGCCATCAGGTGGATGAAAAGGCCATGCGTGCCCTGACGCCTGAGATCGTTGGCCCGATGTACAAGGCCAAGTATTGGGACAAGGTGAAGGGCGATGACCTGCCTGCTGGCGTGGACTACGCTGTGTTTGACGCAGCGGTCAACAGTGGCCCAGGGCGTGCCGCCAAGTGGCTCCAAGCCTGTGTGGGTGTCGAGCCTGATGGCGGCATTGGCCCCAAGACCTTGGCCGCGGTGGCGGCGTTTGAGGGTGACCTGGTTGACGATTACAGCAAGCGCCGACTGTCCTTCCTGATGGACCTGCCCCACTGGCCAACTTTCGGTAAGGGATGGGGCCGCAGGGTGGCCGATGTGAGTAAGACAGGTTCTAGCATGGCATAAGCTGGAATAATCAACCCATGGCCAACGTCAAGCAGCAACTCGAAACCCCGTCAATCCCAAGCCTTGGGTTTGCGCCGGAGGTCTATGAGCGCAGGCACTTCAGTGAAAACTACGGTGCCTTGAACACCTACTTTCGCAAGATGATTGGCGTGCTGGGTGCGCTGTTTGGGCCAAGGGGCGGCAAGTTTATGAACAACCCCCACGGGGCTTTTCAGGACTCAACCGACCAGGTGGCGGCCAACACCACAACAGCCTATGCGGTCACATTCAACACCACAGACTTTTCCAATGGCGTGACCATTGCCAGCAACTCGCGGATTACTGTGGCCGACTCTGGAATCTGGAACTTGCAGTTTTCAATTCAATTGACGAATACGACAAATGCGTCCCAAGATGTGGATATTTGGTTTCGGGTCAATGGCACAAATGCGGCAAACTCAAACAGCCGATTTGGCTTTGCACCCAGAAAGGGTGCTGGAGATCCATTTCACACTATTGCGGCCATGAATTATTTCTTGAGCCTGAATGCGACTGACTATGTGGAGATCATGTGGAGGACAACTGATGTTGGCGTGTCGATTGAGCAGTACGCTGCCAGCGCCAGCCCAACACGACCAGCAGTGCCATCGGCCATCGTCACGATGAGCTTTGTATCCAACCTACCAACGGTCTAAGCCATGTACCTCCCAATAAAACTTCCACCAGGCATCTACCGCAATGGCACGGAGTACCAAGCGGCTGGCCGATGGTTTGACGCCAACCTGGTGCGCTGGTACGAAAACACACTGCGGCCTGTTGGCGGGTGGCGCAAACGGTCCACATCGCAACTGTCTGGGCTGTGTCGTGGCATTTTGACTTGGCGCGACAACAGCGCCACACGTTGGATCGCCTTGGGCACGCACACCAAGCTGTACGCCATGAACCAAGGCGGAGTCTTGAAAGACATCACACCAACAAGTTTTACTGCTGGGTCAGCCAACGCTGTGCTGAATATCGGCTATGGCTCACAAGAATATGGCTCATATGCCTATGGCGTGGCGCGGCCTGATGTCGGCTCCAACACGCCAGCGACCACATGGTCTATGGATACCTGGGGTGAGTACTTGGTGGCCTGTTCATCGACTGATGGCAAGCTGTACGAGTGGC